AAGTATTTATACAATCTGTATAAATCGCCCCAATTTAAAAGCATAACTAACGCATTACCAAACATTATAACTAACGATTTTAAACAGTTATTAAAAAAATTATATTTACAATTTAAAGAGCATGAGCCTATTATAAATAAAATTAATATTGAAAATAGTAGAACCATAGTATCTAGTAAAAACGCCACAATTAAAATTACACATATTTTGAAAACTATATTTATTAATAATCGCTATATTGATAATACAATATTTAACTATATTAACACTAATATAGATAAATGCACTATTATTTCTTATGAAAATACTATTAATGAACAAACTTTTACATTTAATTTTATAATATATGAAAAAATTAATCTAAAAAAACTAAATTATTGTGTAAAAGCTATGTTACTAATTTTGCAAGTTATTATTAGTATATCAAATAACAAAAAAGTGACCGCTTCTAATACATCTAATATATGCAATATTAATGGACTGCGATTAAATATTTTTATGACTCATTTTGCTAAAAAATTTGACTTAGATTCAAGTAATGTTCTTGGGGCAAAAAATATTAATAGTGGGTTAACGCATCCGTGTTTAAAAACTGGAGAAATATATATATATCGTAAACACGAATTTTTTAAAGTATTTATTCATGAAACCTTGCACTCATATAATGTAGATTTATTGTTGCGCAATAATTATGATTCAAACACAAATTATCAAAGTTTGATTAATACATTTAATATTGCACATTTTGCAAATAGCTATAATAAAATTGGACTTAATGAATCAATTACAGAATTTTGGACGTTTATTATTCATATTTTTGTATATTGTTACAATAAATCTTCTAATTTAAAAACATTAGAATTCTATTTTGAGAGATTTTACAAATACGAGCTCGTTCATTCTTATTTTCAAGTGGCTAAAATATTATATAAAAACAATCTTAATTATTCACAATTTTTAAGACCTAATGCACAACCACAAATTGGGACTGTGTTATATAATGAAGCCTCGCATATTTTAAGCTATATTTTTTTCAAAACATTGCTGGTTTTTAACGTCAATAAGGTAATTCAGTCTAATATATTTAATTTTAAAATACACTCTTTAGACTTAGTCGATTTAGATATAAAAATGAGTGCAATTGATGATTTATTTATAATGTTAAAAAATTTTAGTTTGAATAATGATGCACATACTATAATTAATAATAGCTACACTATTTACAAAAACTATATTGCACTATTAAAACCTGATAAAAAAATAACATTGAAAAAAGTACCTTTATTAAAACTGTATACAAAAAAACAAATACAAAAAAATAAAACTATATACTCAATTAATAAGTCAAGCAATTTAAACAAATTCAACAATTTAAATTTTTTAATTACTAATTTGAATTTTATGTTTGTTGATTATGTAATATAAACATTATTAGTTTGATTGGTTTGATTGGTTTGATTGGTTTAATTGGTTTTACGGTATAAAAGTATTGATTGTACTAGAATCACTTATACCAGGTAACAGTACTTTTCTAAATTCATCATAATTTTTTATGCCATTACCTGCATAATGAATAGCGAAAACAACTACATCGAAATCTTTTTTATATATCTTTAAATAGTTTTTGTATAATTTAGCAACATCTTCAGGTTCATTATTGAAAGCACCACAACCAAATGCACTTAAAATAGCATGTCTTATGTTGGCCTTTTTAAGTGTTTCAAATTGTGCACGAATACGTCTATTCATTTCTACAGTTTGAAAAGGGGTGTCTTTAACAATAGATTTTGCAGCACAACGTAATTCATAAAATAAAAACATTTCATTATTAGATAAGTCATGATATCCAATATCTACATTAGTATTTGTAATACTTGTTCCAACTAAAGTTTCAGGTCCTTTAATACATATACGAGGGTAATCACCTAAATAAGTTTTATTATTATACTTAGCATCTATAAGTTTTTCCATAGTTTGGTTATACCTATAAGTAGGAGGTGTGTTATTATCTGATACTAACTTTTGTCTATCAATAAAAAAATGGCAATCTGTTCTGCGAAACATATTTTCTTCTTGTGCAGCCCTTCCATGTTCATATCCGCCACCGGGCTTACTAGAATTGGCCATATTTAAACAAGCAAATATTGTTTGATATTTTTTTGTATATTTTTGTGCTGCCACTCCCCAATCTACTTTTTCAACTATAACTTCCAGACCGCTTGAGTCTCTTGGTAGTACATTTTTACACCAGACTAACATATTGTTTTTTGCAGAAGTGTAAAACGTTATTCTGTTACCCTCAAACTTTTCAAGTGTATCAACAAGTATTTCTACGCGTTTAGTGCATAACTGGTCAACTGCACCAGTGTCATCTTTTACTTTATAATTTTTAATAATTGTTTGTCCAAAATTATCCATAGATAAAAGTTTGGGTTTATGGTTATCAAGAGCAACTTTTAATTTTTTATATTTTGCGAATTGTTCTTGTGTTTGTGGTGGTGCTGCTGCTACTGGTGCCGGTACTAGTGCTGCTGCTGGTGCTGGTGCTGCTACTGGTACTACTGGTTCTGCTACTGGTGTTGCTGGTGTTGCTGGTGTTGCTGGTTCTGCTGCTGGTGCTGGTGCTGCTGCTGGTGCTGGTGCTGCTGCTGGTGCTGGTGCTGCTGCTGGTGCTGGTGCTGCTGCTGGTGCTGGTGCTGCTGCTGCTGCTGGTGCTGGTGCTGCTGCTGGTGCTGGTGCTGCTGCTGGTGCTGGTGCTGCTGCTGGTGCTGGTGCTGCTGCTGGTGCTGGTGCTGCTGCTGGTGCTGGTGCTGCTGCTGCTAGGTCTTTTTCTTCTTTTTCTTCTTTTTCATCTGCTAATATTTTTGCATATCGTTTTGCTAAATCTTTTTCATTCGAGTTTACATCTATTTGTGCCTGGGGTTCTTTTTCATTATAACGTGCAATGAAGTTAATGCCATGTTTTCTATATTTTATTTCATAGTCAACAAGATCTTCAATATATTTTTTTAGGTTGGGATGAGCATATTCTTTCATGAATTTTTTAACTTGATACAGTGTCCTCTCTTTCTCGGTTATTTGTGGTTCTACTGGTTCTGCTGCTGGTGCTGGTGCTGCTACTGGTACTACTAGTTCTGCTACTGGTGTTGCTGGTTCTGCTGCTGGTGCTGCTGCTGGTGCTGGTGCTGGTGCTGCTGCTGGTGCTGGTGCTTCTTCGGCTGATTCTGTTTCTTCGGCTTTAAATTTTTCTAGCTTTTCTTGTAACTCCTCAGATTGTCTATTTGCTTTCTCACTTTCATCTTTTAGCTTTATGTGTTTTAACTTAGTTAATACTTCGCGATTGATATCTTTATCTAATTTTATATGTACTATATTATTATATTTTTCATTAATTTTATGTGTTATAGAATTTAAAGCATCAAATAAAAAATCAGGAAAAGTTACTACATAATTATTATCATCGTTATTGTATGTTATTGACATAGCTTCATAATTAATAGAATCATCTTCTTCTTCTATTTTTTCTCTTTTTCTTTGTCTTTCTTCTGCTTCTGCTTTTATTTTTGCTTCATAGCTTATACGTTCCAATATACGTCGCTCTCGTTCAAGTAAATTATTTGGGTCTGCTTCTGGTTGTTGTGTGGGTTGGTCTTCGTTCGCTCCGCCTATTTGTGTTTGTGTTTGTGTTTGTGTTTGTGTATTAGCGTATAATTCACTTAAATGTGTATCTATCCTTTTTAGTTCATAAAATAGTACTTCGTCCAATAATTTATTTTTTTCCTCATTAAAATCGTCTTGATATATAATATTTTCAATACTAATTAAATCTATAACATAAAACAATTCTGGCAAATAAGTTTTTATAAACTGATTACTTATATTAAATGTATTTTCAAGCTCATTAAATTGTATTGAATCATCTTCATCAGAATAAGAATTATTTATTCTATCAATTTCACGTAAATATGTTTTTATTCTGTCTACTAATACTGGTTGCATGGATTTTGCTAAAGCATATAATGCGTTTTTTGGTGGTTTTGTTGATAATGTGTCTATTGCTTCTGCTGCTTCTGCTGCTTCTGCAGCTTCTGCTGTTTCTTTTGCAGCCTGTTCTTTTGCTTTTGCTTCTGTTATTTTAGTGTCTAAAATAGGAGTTATTTTATCAAATATTTCTTGTAAAGTAATATATATTTTACTATTTTTTGTATAAATAATAGCTTTAATTTGTCTAAATTTGGTTTTTGCTGCTTCTAACATAGCTGTTAGCGTTTGTATTGCTCTTTCAGCAAACTCGTTATTTTCTTTATTAGTTGCATCAATACTTGATTTCAATTTTGTTATTATTTTTATAAATCTAGTTACATGCTTAATAAATAACTCAAACAATTGTTTGTATTTTTGTAGTTCTTTCATAGTCATAGTGTTTTCATCAAATTTAATTTCATATTTACCTTGAACTGCTGTTATTTTTTCCATCATTTGGGTAATTTTTTTAATTGTTAACTCATCATTTTGAGGTGGCGGTTGTGGTGGTGGCAAAGGAGGCGGCGGTAATGATGGAGGAGATGGTGGCAAAGGCGGCGATGGTTGCATAGATTTATATATATTATATATACCAGTACCTATTAATGCTGCCACTAATAGCAAAATAATTACTTCTTCACTTGCACCCGACAAACCTTCATCAAACGTAAAATCTACATTATTAGAAAAATTAGTAAAAAATTCTTGTACTACTTCTATGAGGTTAGTGGGTTCGTCGTGGTGAGTGCCGTCGCCGACGTGGGCGTCGTGGTGAGTGCCGTCGGGGTGAGTGCCGTCGGGGTGAGTGCCGTCGGGGTGAGTGCCGTCGGGGTGAGTGCCGTCGTGGTGAGTGCCGTCGGGGTCGGGGGTATGGAATATATTATTAAGATGAGTACCTAAATCTTCCTTCAGCTTGTTCGCTATCGCCATATGCTCACTATTATATTCAACAATATTTTCTATTATCTTGTCACCATGTGTATTAATAAAGTGTAATGCTTGCTTCAGCAATGCCACCGTCGTTATTGATTCTAATACACCTAAACCTAATAACCCGCCTACCATATTTTTCTTTTGTATTGTATTTTCATATATCATAGTATTAACTATATATAATTAGTACTATTTAAATTAAGTATATATATAAAGTATTTAAATACACAATTTAAATACTTTAAATTAGAAAATCTTAAACTTAGTGTTTGATTAAATAATTATTATTTAATATTTTATAAAGTATTTAAATTAAATAGTCTTTCAATGATGCAATAATAGTTTTGTTTATTTTGCGGCCGCTTTCCAATTTAATTGTTTCAAAGTTTGCATTACTATCTTTGAGAGAAGTCAGCAAATTTTCCATTGTTTTAAATTCACTTACTAAAGCTAATGCTGATACATTACTAATACCAGGGATTTGTTTTAACATAATAGCAAATATATTATCTTTTGTTATATGGGATTTTTTTGTTGATTTTAAAGTATTACTATAATTAGGTTGCAAAGCATTAACATTTTGCAAAGCATTAATATTTTGCAAAGCATTAACATTTTGCAAAGCATTAACATTTTGCAAAGCATTAACATTTTGCATATCATTTAAACAATAAAAGCCTGGTTTATTTTCACGCATCAATTTATTAGCAATTGCTAATATTAACTCTATTGTTTCATTTTGATTTAATACATTAAAAACCGAAAAGCCTTTGTAATAATTGAGAGAAAATAAGGTTGAATATAAAGTATTTTTAAAATTTGCATTTTTATAGTTAATAATAGTTCCTTCTAACAAATATATTATATTATGATTATGCACATTTGCTTCATTTAGTCTAAAAGATTGTTCTTTGTATCTTCCATCTTTAATTGATGATTCTAAATCAGCTAACGATTTACGCTCTATTATTAATACTTCTTTGTCATTAATTTCATCAAAAAACACATAATCTCCAACAGTCAAATTTTTTTGAATAATATTAATCTTATTACTTGATTGTTCATTTAAAGCATTTAATTGGGTTAATACTGATTTTGGCTCTCGCGCATCAACTAATAAATGCATTACTATTAATTTATAAATTACTTAACTAATTTATAAAATAATATTTATATTGTTTTGCTTAAGTTAATTTAATTTAATAACTTACCGCGACCGGTTTTATGATAATAATTAGAAGTTTCATAACCAATAAACTTAATGCACATATTTCCTTTGCTGCACCTTTCACCATAGGGTAAGTCTAAACCACAACCTTGGCCGCGTTCAGCGCTATTTAATGATTGTCCTGTAACCCAATCTGAACCGTTTGCTGCAGTTCGCAAATATTTGTAACCGTTTATTCCCGTGACATTTGGTCTTACGCCAACAGTTGAGTTTAATCCTGCCATTGAACCAAATTGGCATGTGTTATTTGTATGTAAGTTGCTACCTAATTTACTTATTTTTTTGCCAGGCATCTTTTTTTATAATATTATAAAATATAATAAATTAATTATAAAATATAATAAATTAATTATAAATAAAATATAATAAATAAAAATAAAAATTGTCTTAAATAATATTAATTTAAAAATATTAGTATTATTATATTATAACCACTATGTTGCTTAACAACAACTGTTTAAAAGATAATAACTCTGATAATGAAGAGTTATACAATAATGATAGTGAAAATGATATTAAATATTCTAAATTATATATTAATAACATCAAACTTGATAATGATATTATTAATAATAATGAAGAGTTGATTTTTAATCCTTATAACAATAATAATAAAGAAATTGTTAGCACTAATGTTCAAGAATTATTAACAAAATATGGAATTTTTACTAAACCATTTAACATTGAATTATATAAGCGAGCATTTATTCATAAGTCATATACAAAACGTCCTAAATTAGAAAATGTAGTGTCAAATGTTATTATAGCAACTAAACCAGACGATTGTTTGCCATTAAAAACCAAATCAAATGAGCGCCTAGAATTTATTGGTGATGGAGTATTAGAATGTATTACTAAATATTATTTATATAAACGATTTCCTAAAGCAGATGAGGGTTTTATGACAGAAAAGAAGATTGCATTAGTTAAGAATGAACATATTGGTAAATTAGCACTTGAAATGGGGCTTCAAAAATATTATGTAATTTCACGGCATGCTGAAGAAAAAAACATTCGTAATAATTTAAAAAAATTAGGATGCTTATTTGAAGCATTTATTGGTGCTATTTTTCTAGATTTTAACCGTATTTCTATTGAAGATGAATATGGATGGTTTAAAAATGTATTCAATTGTGGTCCCGGTATGCAAATGGCTCAAATATTTGTTGAAAATGTTTTTGAAAAACACGTAGATTGGACTAATTTAATCAATAATGATGATAATTATAAAAATAAACTGCAAGTAATTATTCAAAAAGAGTTTAAAATTACTCCTGATTATGTTGAACTAAAAACTCCAAGATTAGACGATACAGATGATAACGATAGATTGTATGTAATGGGTGTATATATTTGTTTTGGTCAAAACATTCATAATGCTAAAATTAGTGATGCTATTACATTTGATAGTCTTGGTTCTTTTAAGAGCATCCATGAGTTACTTGAAACCCAAAACACACTATTAGTATTTTTAACTAAAGCTGAGCACAAAATTAAGAAAAAGGCAGAACAACTAGCATGTGACCAAGCTATCCAATTATTTGAAAAACTATGTTAATAAGTATGTTAATAATTATGTTAATAATTATGTTAATAATTATGTGATAAACTATAAACTATAAACTATAAACTATAAATTATATAATATATTATTTATTATTAATATATAATATTATACATAATGATAAACAGTACTTTGCAACAATTAAAAATTAAACCATTACCAAAAGCACAAGAACAATTTAATATTATATTAAACATACCACAAGAAGGTGTCGCACCAAACATTATAGATAAAACAAGTGAACACCTAATAAATAGAGACCGTTTTTTTTCAGACATTCAAGAACATTTAGAAGTTGTTCAAAAAGGCTATAACAAACTTTCTAAAATGGCAAATATTAAAGGAGACGAAGAACTAGACAAAGATAAAATTATAGATAAAATTACAGATAAAATTACAGATATAAATGACATGTTATTTAAGCCAGTAAGTGATGACATAGCAAGTATTAAAAAACCCAAAATAAGTATGAGTGACCCAAAAAATAGTTTTAGTCAAATTGTAAAAACAACTGCTAAAATCATTATTACCAATCCAAGCGAACAAACCATTAAAAAATCTAATATTAGACTTCCAAGTAAAGAGAGATTAACACCTAAACCAGGTCTTCAAAACGCCACAGAAACAATTAAGGGTTTAGAAAAGGCAGATATTATTGACGAAACCCTAGTAATTCCTAAAGATTTACGGTTTGGCAAAACGCTTTATTTAAATAGAATTCCTAAGCTTGAACCAAAAATATTAATAAAAGCGCCCGACTATTATTTGGATAATAGAGAGATGTTTATAAGTTTTATTAATTCGCTTTTTGAACCTTTTAAGCAACAATTATTAAAAGAAGAAGCTCAGTTAAAAGCTGGTAAGTCGTCTGTAAGCTGTGATAGTTCAAGCTCTGATGACTTTTCTCTCTTAACTCATCAAAAAATTGTGCGAGATTATATAAATGTATATACTCCTTATAGAGGATTATTATTATATCATGGTCTTGGTTCTGGTAAAACATGCTCTTCTATAGCAATTGCTGAGGGTATTAAAAATGAAAAACAAATATTAATAATGACACCTGCATCTTTGAAAAGTAACTATGTTGAAGAATTGAAGAAATGTGGCGATTATTTATATAAAAAAAATCAATATTGGGAGTTTATTAGCACAAAAACTCATACAGACTATGTTGAATATTTAAGCACTATTTTAAAATTACCACAAGAATATATTAATAGTAATGGCGGAGCATGGTTTATTAATATTAAAAAACAACCAAATTATGACACGCTTGATTTTGAAGACCAGCAAAAAATAAATAGTCAATTGGACAAAATGATTTCTTACAAATATCAGTTTATGAATTATAACGGATTGCGTAGCTCACATTTAAATGGTCTAACAAATGGCGGAACTCTTAATCCTTTTTCTAATAAAGTCATTATTATTGATGAAGCCCACAATTTTATAAGCAGGATTGTAAACAAACTTAATCGCAAAACTTCGCTATCAATGAAACTTTATAACTATTTAATGGATGCTGAAAACTGTAAAATTATTTTATTGTCAGGAACACCAATCATCAATTATCCAAATGAAATTGCAATATTATTTAACATATTGCGCGGAACGCTACGGACTTATAATTGTAAATTACTTATTGATAAAAAACCTATTACAAAAGAAAAATTAGAGGAAATGTTTACTAAAGCAAATGTGTTAAGCTATATTGACAATATAGAATATAATGCTGTTAGTTATGAACTTATTATTACACCAAATCCTTTTGGATATATTAAATCAGGAGCAAACAAAAATAAACTAGTATATAGCAACGAACTGCTAAATAGCACACAAGTTATAGAAAAAATAAAAAGCGCATTAGAAGCGCATAATATTAAAATTGCAAGCAATAAAATTACTATTGGGGGATATAAAGCATTACCTGATAATTTTGACGAGTTTAAATCTCTCTTTATTAATCCAAATAATACAATAAATAATCAATATATGTTTAAAATGCGAATAATAGGGCTCACTTCCTATTTTAGAAGCGCACAAGAGCAATTAATGCCCACCTACGACCATTCTAATCCCGACGACTTTAAAATCATTAGAGTCGCAATGAGCGATTTTCAATTTGGAATATATGAAGAAGCACGTGTCCAAGAACGCAAGTTGGAAGAATCAAACAAAAAGAAGAAATCCAAAAAAGGCAAAACCGGTGTGCAAAATGATGAGCTATATAATGATAGCGCATCAACATATCGTATATTTTCGCGCGCATTTTGCAATTTTGTATTTCCTAAACCAGACATTGTCCGTCCTATGCCAAATAGCGAATCAACTGTTGAGTCAACATTAGATGCTATTGAGGAAGACATTGACAATTCTATAATTGCAAAAAATATATCCGAAGAATTATTAGATGACTTAACTAGTGCTGAAAAAATAAATAATATTGATGGCAAATATGACGCCGATGATATTAAAGAATTAGAAAAAGACCAAGCCCAGACTAAATTAAGCGACGGCTCTTATGGAAAACGTATTGCCGAAGCATTAAAAGAACTTGAGCGCTATTCAACCAAATATTTATCTAAAGCTGGTCTACAAAAATACAGCCCCAAATTTTTACATATTTTGGAAAATATTGTTGACGATGACCATAAAGGCATACACTTACTTTATTCACAGTTTAAAACACTTGAGGGGATTGGTATCTTTAAGTTGGTTTTAAAAGAAAACAATTTTGCCGAGTTTAAGTTAAAGAAAAATGAGAAAGGCGAAATTGTTTTGGCGGTTGCACCTGAAGATGTTGGAAAGCCGATGTATGCATGTTATACTGGCTCAGAAACACCAGAAGAGCGCGAAATTATTAAAAATGTGCTAAATAGTACTTGGAAACTTGTACCTTCTTCATTGTTGAAATCCATAATGGAAATTGCAAGTGACAATTTTTATGGACAGCTAATCAAAGTTTTGATGATTACTTCTTCTGGTGCAGAAGGTATTAGTTTAAAAAATGTTCGTTATGTTCATATAACTGAACCTTATTGGCATCCTGTGCGGACTCATCAAGTTATTGGTCGTGCACGTCGCATTTGCAGTCATAGCGATTTACCCAAAGAACTCCAAACAGTTAAAGTATTTCTGTATTTAATGGTATTTAGTGAAACACAATTGTCAAGTGATTTGTCAATTGAATTGCGATTAAAAGATATTTCCAAAAAAGATAAGAAAAAAGTTATTACTAGTGATGAATATTTATATGAAATAGCCAGTATTAAAGAAGAAATTAATGCATCATTATTGAAAAGCGTAAAAGAATCAGCTATTGACTGTGCCATTCACAGTCGCTCGTCTGGCAAAGAGACCGACCTTAAATGTTTTGTTATTGGTAATCCTCGTGAAGATAAATATGTATATACTCCCAATATTAGTAATCAAGATAAAGATGAAGGCATGAAACTCAATAAAAAAACCGAAGTAGTTAAATTAAATGAACTCACAATAAATGGGATAGTATATGCTTATAATAAAGAAACCAAAGATTTATATGATTATGACAGTTACTTAAAACAAGAACTTTTGCTCTTGGGTAAATTAGTAAAACAAGAAGACGGCACACATCGATTTCAGAAAGTATAAGAAAACTTATAAGAAAACTTATATAAATCTATAACGCTCTTGTTAGACCCAGTTTTTCCATAATCTTTTGTTGGTTTTCCATTAATAATGTTAGTTTGCTATCTATAGTCATTAATAAACTTTGATTGTCCTTTTTTGGAACATTTTGAATGTCATATAATAGCTCCTCAATAGTTGAAATCTTTTTTTTAGACACTAATGGTTCTCGTACAACACTTTCCGTAATAATGTCTTTTTCAAACACATTTAAATCAACTACTTCTAATTTGTCTTGGTTCTTTAATGTTGTTTGTATTATAGGATTTGTTGCAATTGGACTTTTAATATCTTTTAATCGCTCTTTTTGAATATTTTCTAATAGTTTATCTAATTCACTCTGTTCCAATGTGTCATCTTTAATTGCTTCAAAGTTTACTTGTGGAGGCTCTATTTTTGTCATAAACTCATTAAATGATACTTGCTTTTCTTTATATTGTTTTTCAAATGATTCTAAACTCGCCGTTTTAAAGTTGGTTTTTGGAGTAGTTGAAGTTAATAATAATTGACTAAAGTTAGCAATATCTACTATTATGTTTTGTAAAATAACCTTATTTAATTGTGTAACCAGTGTTTTTATAGTATTTATATTTGTAGTTGACTCTAACATTTCCAAATTTGAATTTACTACTTTTATAATAGCGTTTTCAAATATTGTTTTTACATTAACAAATTTAGACTGTGGAATGGAGTCAAATGTTTTATTAGAATATAATATGTTCCATAAAAGCTCTTTGTTTTGCTCTCCTAATAATATGTTTGCCATAATGTAGTATACTATATTATATTATATTATGACTTTAGCTTTAACTTAATTTTATTATTTTTAATTACCATATATAAAAAATAAGTACTGTTATTAGTATTATTAACATTACATTAATAGTATAAACCATCTTAAATTGTATTCTATTTATAATCGTATAATTATAATTTTCTTCTACTGATTCTTGTGTTTGTTGATGAACTTGTTGATGAACTTGTAGTTGTGGAATTACTATTGTATGTTCATTAACTAATGGTTCTCTACATACAATACAAGTATTGTTTTTTGAATTCCATTTACTATAACATTTTTTATGAATGTAATACACTCCACAATGATTTAATTGTTTTAAATTCTCTCCTTCTTCCAAGCATAGTATACAACTTTGCATCGTTAATATATTATAATGATATTTGTTAATAAATATTATTACTTAATTATAAAGTTATTTTTATATTGTTATATATTATAGTATAATATATGTTATATATATTAGTAATTATTCAAACATTGTTATCATATATTGTACCAATTAATAACTTAAAGACACAAGTTCATTTACATTTAGAAAAATTTAATGAAGAACTCAATTTATATCATATTGGAATTAGCTTTAAAAATGAAGACACAATGTTGAGATATGATTATCGACCTTTTTGTGACCCTACTAAATGTGAATATAAAACAACTTCTACTATTATTAGCTCGCCAAATAATGAAGTAATATTAAATAACGAATTACGATTTGTAGACAAACTATATAGATTTTATATTCCTGAAAATGTTCCAAATAAAACCATTTATTGGGGGCAAACAAGTAAAACACTTGAAGAAGTTGTACAATTTGAAAAAACATTACAAAAAAAATACATATTAGGTATTAATGATTGTCGCCATTATGTGAATCGTTTTTCAAGATGGGCACTAAATAAACGCACTCCTATTTGGAAATTAGATAAATTATGGAACCAATCATATACGTAATTATTTTTCAAAATAATATTATTTCTATAGTATATTTTTATAAACAATATAAATATACTATATTATGTTATATATTTAATTTTTACGTCTTCGAATAGATTTGTTTCTACGTCTTCTATTACTAACACGTCTTGATTTGTTATAACGTCTTGATTTTCTAAAGCGTTTTTGAAAACCCCTACCCTTCATATAATCATCAAGCTCCGCGTCTAATTTTGTTTTTTCTTTGAAATGTTGTTTCGGGGGTAACGACGGCTCAGGAGGATCCCAAGAGGGCATCTGGTTGCCATAACCGCTCATTTTTATATATATATATATATATATAAAAATTATTCTAAATATATAAAAATTATTCTAAATATATAAAAATTATTCTAAATATATAAAAATTATTCCTAAAATATTATTTAAAAATTTAATTAATATAATATTATTTTTACTATTTACTATTTATTATTGATTAGTTATTATTTTTCAAAATAATTATCCAATGTTCTTCGAATTAGTCTCTTTGGTGGAGGTTCGCCATTTATATATGCGTTTATATACCTATTAAAAGTATTAAAATTTAAAAGTATAAGAATAAACACAACTACTATAAATAATATATTAAAATTTTTGTTTTTAACAAACCCCATATATAGTATAAAATTATAAATTATATATAGTAATCTACTTTTTACTTATTCCTAAAAAGCTTCTTCCAATTTTGCTTGTAGCAAACATACCTAATCCAGAACCTATTTGTAAATAAAATATATCAGTTTTCTTGGTACAGCAAACTAAATAACCAGATAAAAGAATGAAGGCAAAGAAAAACATCCAAAATAAGCGAGTATAAAAATCCATAGTATATATAATAATATATTAATATTAATTAAAATTAATAAATTAATTAGTAATTGTCTGATATATATATATATATATATATATTCTGTCTAACATACAACTAATGGTTCTTTAAGATTTGATGTATTATAATAAACAACTGCCTCCGTAATAATTGAGGTTGAACTTGATGTTGATGTTGATGTTGTATGATAACCAATATGAGTATTTTTTACACTAATTTTACCATTATTATAATCTTCTGGAAAATAATAGTTTAAATTTTCAATAACCTTACTTGTTCCATAATAAGGATGAATTAATTTCGAATGATTAGTAAAATTATGACCCAATGTAATACATTTTAAACCATTAATAATCATAATATGATGATTTTCTAAGACTAATGTAATCATGCTTGATGATGGATAACTATATGTGTTAAATAATTCACCAGGAAAGCACCATGTTTCTGTTTTTCCATGTAATCCAATTTTAATAGGATGCCATGGCGTAATTAACACACCATTAATATTTGCATAATCTCTATAACCAGATTCAATAAGTGTTTCTACAACACACAGCACTTTTGCCCCAACAATTTTATTGTTTTCATCAATAGATTTAATAATATCAAACTTTTGTACATCTTTTAAAAGTTTAGATGTTCCATCAAACATAGCAATTTTACAATATGAATCAACACATCCACCATGCGGGTCATTGTAAGATGCCATTGAAATAGGTGCTTGTGGTGCTAAATTTAAACTCCTATAAAACATGTTTCCGCTATTTTGTTGAACAACTAATGATGGTTTAGGTGCTTCAAGACTATTGAAAATATCACTTGACTTATCTACAAGTGCTTCAAAGACTTCTCCACCAAACATACAACCTTCATCTTTAAAATTGGGTTTAATTTGTTGATTAAGAGAACGCGAAAGTTGGTCTAAATAAAATTCTCCCCAACGCCTAAAATATTTTGTATCAATTGCCAGTTTAACTTGCCCAATATTTGCGAAGTCTCCTTTAATATTTTTGAGAAGACCATCTACAAAAGGTTGACTATGCGAGCATTTGTTTTCTTCTAATAATTTTACTAAGTCATTATAATTTGCCTCAGTGCTTAGTAAATTGTTAATTCTATTAGAGTTAATCATTTTTCTAATATATTCAACACTTGTAGCCCTGTAAATATGACTATTTAAAGCAGGATTATTTACACAATGAGCAATAGAATCCACATTTACACTATGTACAGATGACGTATAGGATTTTCCTTCAATAGTATATGTATAATAATAATCAAAATCCAATTTATCTTCAAAATTTAACACAATGTTTCGTTCTTGTTGAACTTGAACTGTTCCAATATCATAAATATATTTTTGATTAATTGGGTCATAATTATAAGCAAAATCACCAACTAATAAATTATTAAATGAAGCACTATTAGTTTGTTTAGGAGTAATATGAAGTTGTAAATTCATAACTACACTACACAAGATTGTTGCAATAAAATTACAAAACACAGTAGCAATCATATTACCATCTGGAATGTGTGCGTTTCCACCATTAGAATATTTGGCAATATCATATAATAAAGTTGTTTGTAAATTGTATCCAAAACCAAATGTGTAAATTGGAGTTGTAAAATTCTTATTTTTTCTTAATCGCTTCAGTGTTTCAACCTCTCCTTGTGCCGGTGAAACATTAGGAATTCCATCTGTAAGCATTAAAATAGCACTGTTTCTTGTTTTATCATCACGACCATCTAAAATTTGTAATGCTTTCTCAAGTGCCCCCCAAATATTTGTTTGACCTCCTGGTCTAATGGAATTAATAGAAGTCATAATTTGAACTTTATTTGTTTCAGTAGCGTACATAAGAGGAGTGACAATATCAATAATATTATCAAATTTAATAATACATATGCGGGAATGCGAATCTAATGTTTGAACGACTGTTTTTGCCGAATGATTAACAATATCTTGGATTGATAGTCCATTTTCCATATTTTGACCATTTCGGTCTTTTGCTTCGACTTGTGAATGCATTGAACCAGAACGGTCAATAATTAGCACAATATCTTGTGAAAGATGACCAGTACTTAAATCTTTAGGAAAACTATCATTATTTACATTAAATGTTAAAAGTAGTTTATTATTGTTTTTACTGATAGTATGGTCTAAAATAATAGGTTTACTTGATGGGTCTTCATTTGATTGATTTGATTGACTTGTTACACTTGATTGACTTGTTACACTTGATTGACTTGTTACACTTGATTGACTTGTTACACTTGATTGACTTGTTACACTTGATTGACTTGTCAATGTTTGATGGTATTTATCACATAAATATCTAAGCGCCACATTTACTTTTAAATCGGTTAATCTCATAGGCGCGCGTGTAATAGGTGATTCTTGTTTAATAGTCAATGCGCTAATAATAGCACTACGCTCATATGTATTTCCATCATTGCCTTGAACGGGATCTGTCATAACACAGCAAGTAATAGGGCAAGTAATAGCTTGAATAATAGTATCATTATTAAAGTGTTCCATGTTTGAATTGATTGATTGATTAAGTGATTGTTAAATGATTTTAGAAAAAACTCATTTCAATTTTTTTTGTAACATAATAAAAATATATATATATATATATATATATATATATATATACTATAAATGCGGAAAACAAAAAGAAGTAACATAAAAAGAAGTAAAACTAAAATAATAAATAGAAAACACAACTATACAGGGAAGATACCAAAAGCGCCGAGGATACATGCGATGTTGGGGAATACTGTAACAATAAATAATGCGGCATTGATGGCTGCAAGGTGGCAACCAAAGAAATGGCGGAGGACCCATACAGCAATGGTGTATGCGATAAATTATGAATAAACTATTAAAACGTTAAGATTTGTTTATATTTTTTTATATAATTTATATAATTTATATAAAATATATATATACTATAAATGCGAAAAACAAAAAGAAGTAAAACTAAAAGAAGAAATAGAAAACACAACTATTTAGGGAAGGCAAGAATTAAATATTATTCAATAAAAAAGGGAGGAGGGGGACCGTATTCAAATCGTAGTATAACACCTCGCTCAAAACGTCGCTCAAACCGTAGTGTAAAACGTGAAGGAGCAATAGCAGATGAGAAGGCAGAGGCGGATAAGCAGAGACTACATGCTGAGATGCTGAAAAAGGGGGCTAACTCAATTGAGGAATTGATTATGATTGAGGCAGCCGAGAGGGCAGCAATAGCAGATGAGAAGGCAGCGGTCGGGCCGATTCCCATGAGGGAACCAGATTACGTGGTTGATGATAAGGAGACAGATGAGGCTTTTATTAAGCGAGTAAAGAGCGCCGCCTTGAAAAGGAAAAGGGCAATGTCAACGGTAGAAAAAAAGGCGGATAAGCTGAGACTACATGCTGAGATGAAGAAAAGGGGGGCTAACTCAGATGAGGATTTGAATAAGATTTATGCAGCTGAGAATGCCGCGAGAGCAGCTGAGAAGGCAACTATGTTAGCGAGGGCAAAGAAGGCAGAAGATGACAAGAGCTGGGCAACGTTTAAAGATGCTATTATTAATGTTAGCACTCCTTATAATAAGATGGATATAAATCCATAAATGATGAATAAACTGTTAAAACATAAAGATTTGTTAATATTAAATTCACTTAGAATTTTTTATTTAAATATTTAGAATTATTATTTAGAATTATTTATTTAAATATTAGTATACTATATAAATGCCATGTTTTGGGATGAAGAGACATGGATGTAGGAGGCGCAAAGAAGCGGCCGAGGCAGAAGAGGAAGAGAAGCGTTCGCGTTCAAGTTCAGACTATAGTTCTGATAGTGACACATATGCGAGCGAAAAGAGTGAAAAAAGTAAAGGCACATTACGCAAGACAATAAATGCGTATGGAGAACAAGTAAAGGACAAAGGCTTTAGGACTAAAGACTAAAGCTAGAAAAAGAAGAAATAGTTCAAAAAAGAGACGTTTGCACAGAAAAAGAACAGCAAGACGCTCGCGTAGACATTAAATTAGAGTTTTTCTTTTTATTTAAAAATTGAGTTATTATTATACTAGCTTCATAGTTAGTATAATAATAAGCATAATGCCTTTCACAAAAGCAACCAAGTTTGTATATAGTAGAACACTATTTAATATGTTATTTTTAAATGAAGTGGGTCCGCTTGGGCGATGGAGTCAAGAACGATGTGCAATTAAAATTAATAAGAAAATAGATTTGGCAAATGAAGACAATTGTGGTCCTTGTGGTGAATATATATTAACTAAGTTAGAAAGTGTTAATAAAAATGTAAAAAAGACTAACAGTCCGCATTTAATGGCCGAACACGAAGAACTTGAACTAATTAAAACCATTGATAGATTTTAAATATTAGGCACTAAAATGAAAGAAGCTAGTCTTTTGTGTCATATAGTTCATGGTTTGCCTGATTAAAATAAATTGTCCTATATTTTTTCATTGTTGCGTCTTTAATTCGTTTTGTTTTAAAATAATTGTATGTTTTATTTTCTTTTAACAATTCTATTACAAAATAGAGCGCATACATGCCACATTGTCCATCATTATATTGATGTGTAAATCCTTCATTATCATCTACTTTTAATATTATATTTTCATGTTGTGCTTGTTGTTCTACTCTATTAATTAATACTTTTATTTGCTTTGGCATTTTTGTTCCATTACTATCAAAATAAAATATAAACTTTTTATCTAAATCAATAAATAGCGCAATCCAATGTTTACCTGGTTTATCGTGTGTATCAGTATTAAAAATGATTCCTATTTTTGTTATCTTTTTTTGAATGTAGTTCTTTAAATTAAAATTACATAATTGTTCCCACACACATGTTGAAAATAGTTCTTTAGCATCAAAATCAATTGGGCTCGGACCAATAAACTTAAAATTGGGGTGCGATTTTTCATATTGGTTCATTATTTTTGTTATATCAACACTAGAAAGCCACGTAGATGGATTTGTTATCCACGTTTTTGGTGAAAATGGTTTAAATATTTCTTTAATTAATAATTCACTGTTGTTAATAGAAGACAATTTGCTTTTTTTCAACCAACATAATTCATCATAACACTCTTTGCTTAGCTTGTTTTTGAAAAATTGCCATATTTCTTTACTATTGTTTGTGTTAATTTTATCATCACTGCTATTATTCCATAGCTCTTTAAATGTTTGCAAGTTAGTACGGGAATAGCATGTAAAATCTTTAAGTTCTGGTTCATTATTATTATTATTTTTTTGTGGGGCGCATTTTAATCGTTTAAACTTGTTTTGTTTGTTTTGTGTTACTTTATTTTGCCCGACTTTATGTATTTTTTTGTGTCGTGTTTGTCTATCTTTACTATATTTTTGTTTACTTTTTAAAATGTTTTTAAAATTCATATTAACTATATTATAACTATATAAAAAGTAATTAATTAATTTATTTCCTTATTCCCACTTTTGTGGAAGTATTTTCTTATATGCATTATTATTATTTGACTTTTTAGTAACCATTAAATCTATATTGGTTAATTTTTTTGAACCTGAACTAGTAGATGACATTAATTTTAATGTTTCATTTACTATATTAAAGTCATTGGCATTTAATGTATGTTCTTCTTGTTTTGTTGTTTTATAATTGTTTGAATAATCTTTAAGGTCTTCACATATTAACTTTTGAATTTTTGTTTCCTTAAAATGTTGTATTAAATTTAATACATATAACAAATAATAGAGTTTGTGTTTTTCTTGACCTTCTTTATAGCCATTATTTTCTAACAGTTCCTTTAAGTTTGAATTGTTTGTACTTATTATTTCATCTTTAAAGCAATTTATATTTTCATCTAAATTATTATATATTGATTTTAGTAAATAATTATTATTTAGTAAACTATCTATTTTATTTGGCTTAAAGAACCGATGTTGATTTGTTAAATATAATAAATCAATATTGTTTACAGACTCAGTCTCTCTTTCTTCGTTAAGTACGGGTTTCTTTATGCTACTAGGTACGCTACTAGGTACACTACTAGGTACACTACTAGGTACGCTACTCGGTACGCTACTAGGCGCGCTACTAGGCACGCTACTCGGTACGCTACTCGGTTGACTAATTTCTAAATCTAATGTTAAGCTATTTTGCTCTTTTGTTTTTAATTTTTTTTTCTTAGCTTTTTTTTCTTCTTTAAGTTCTTTATTCTCTCTTAAATTAGAAAACATAGTTCTATATTATAAATTTTATTTTAAATCTTTTAATTGAACACGAGTTGAGTTATAAAATAGTTCATGTCCAATTGAATTTGATAAACTAGGATTAAAATCATTAAATTTGGGTTCTTCAAATAATAAAGAACTTGCTAAATTAACATTTTGCGGCAACTCTTCTATTTTAGTTTCATATAAATCACTTGTGCTGTCTGGTATATAACGTGACTGGTCTGCTTTTTGTAACGCAAAAAATTGGTTGCGTAATGTAGATTCTTTATCCACATTTGAAGCAAATCCACAAAAATGAGGTTTTCGTGTGCCTGGAAAAAAGGTAGCACTCATATCAAACACTTTATAATTCGCGATTGGTTCAACAGATTTTATTACGTTATTAACTGTTGGCATTAATGTATATTTAGTATTTACCGGTCTAAATGGAAAGTTCATTGTTAAATTGCTTGATGGAAAATTTCTGTTAAATAGCTCATTATTTATTGAATTGTTTTTATCATAATTATTAAATGTTATGTTATAAAAATTATTAGGGTCAATCATTATATATAATAAGAACTATAAAATTATTGTTAAATATTATTTATGTTTAATAATATTTAATAAAAAAAATAGGGCTAAGTTTTAACGACTAATAAGTTTTTATGGTTTTAACAGTTTTAACGCTTAGCAAAATTATAATTATTTAAATAATACTTTTTATGTGTTCTTTCGTGTGAATTAAATAGTAATTGCGCCCTATTTTCATTCATTTTATTACGCTTGTGTTCGTAATAACTTTTATTTAAATGCATCAGTTTTCTCTTTTCTAATGTTTTTAAATAATTTACATCAAACATATGTTTCATAATATTGTTATTATTGTGCGTTAATAGAGACAATAACATAAGAGCTGAACTAGCCATATTTTTCTATAACATAAAATAATAGTATGTATAACTAATTCAATTTTTTTATATAATTTAGCGTCTTGATTTAGCGTCTTGATTGAACAATATAATAAAGATGGCTATTAGATTCTGGTATTGCCTCTTCCTGTAATCGCGTTAAACATGTTTCTAAACAATCTAATGTGTTTTGACTAAAAGTATGAATTTGAGAATCCAAATGTTTAAAAAAATCATTGCGCATATTTTTATGTTTTATCATTTTAGCTACTAAATTTTCATAACTAGTCCAATCATCGGCATTACAATAATTTACTAATGACTGTCTATTGTCACTTCCACTTGGATACTTTGATTTAGTATAGCCTCTTCCTCGTCTATGTCTTGTAATTATTCTTTTTTTTCTAAATGATTTGCGTTTTACCATATATACTATATACTATATATAAAGTATATATAAAATATATTGTTATTTATTATCTTTCTTAAATTAATCATGCGTTTTATCGTTATTAAACCATATCATTTTAATGGAAGCAATATGCGCGCTAATAATATCATATGATACACTTAGCGCATATAAACTCATTAATTTATAATAGTCTTGATTTTGAATCCAATTTATTACTTCATAATATATATTATAGTTATGTGATATAATTGTAATGTATGGTATAAAATATTGAATGGTTCTAGAACCCACACTTTCAAGTTGAGTCCAATGAAGTTGTTTTCCAAACAACTCGTAATTATAATTGTCTAAAATATATTCGTCCATAGTTTCATAAGACTTAATGTCAAAATTATATAGATCTAAATATTTTATAATATTGGCTTCATCCATAACAATAGCTTTAATAGCATTATCCATAGCAGTTAGTGTTTCTTCTTTAAGCATATTATAGTGTAAGTTTGTGTTTGTTTGTTTATGTATATGTTTATATTGCGTTTGAATAATTCAATTTTATATTTATGTTACTTATGTTATTTATGTTATTGATAATAAAAGCCATTATAATCCTGTTTTTTATGTTTTGTTAGTTCTTTGTTTATTTCAACAATACATTCACTTGTCGATGTTACATATATATCAGGTATAAAAGCATGTATAAATGCTTTAAAACAAGATAATAATAATATAAAAGCATAATGTAATGAAACAAACATATGTTCAAAATAACCCATTTTCATTTCCTCTAAATGAGTAGAAT